GGGTTTATTGGCTGTAAAATCATAATTCCCAGACTGAATATAATTTGCATTACCAAGACTATCTGCAATAATTCTAAAAGCAATATTTCCTTTCTGTGATTTAAACCACATATAAGAATAACCATCAGCAACAGTGGCATTTGTATTATCTACTGTTAAAATTGTGCTTGTTGTGGGATTATTTACAGTAAGTTCTCCTGCTGTTATATCTCCTGTTGTTGTTAAATTATAAGCTCCGATGTTTATGTTAGAATTTGCGTTTGAGCCGTCTAACTTTAGATAAGTTGTATCGTGATTATGTGATATAGAAGAAAAGTTTGCATTAAGCCAATTAGTTGCATCTTGATTTCTCCCTATACCTGATAGGTTTGGGATAACTACTGCGTTAGAAACTTGAGACGATGGTCTGTTCTGTTCTGAAAATCTCTTTACTAATGTCTCAGGGCTTGGCTTTCTGCCTGAACCTTTGCCGCCCATTAGAACCCCACTCTTTCAATTTCTCTCACTAGAGTTTTCTGAGCTTCTAACTGAATCTTGTGACCTGTCTGCTTTGTTGTGCCTGCAGTTATACCATCTGTCACAGGATACCTAGTTTTTACTTCAGCTTCGTTATGTGTATCTGCCATAAATATTATAAGAAATAAGAATTAATAAACTTTACGCATCTGCTTCTCGTTCTACTTTAAACACCACAAATACTTTATCTCTACCTGAAACAGGAACAACTTTTATGAAGTCTGTTGCTGCTGCTAAACTAAGAGTATCTATGTGTGTCTTTATTGCTGCCACACCCTCACATATTGTTGGTGTGCTTGCGGTTAAATCTCCTGCTCCCATTTTAAGTTGCTACTGCTACACTCCCCTCTATTATTCCTTTCTTGATTAATTCATTTATTAGAGTTCCCAAAACATCACATATCACTAAGTCTGCTGAACCATCGCAATCCATATCTAAATCAGATGTCCAATTAGTGATAGTGAAAACTGCAGAGGGAGTATCTCTAGCTTTATAAGCCATTTTTACTTACCTCGTTTTTTAGTTTTAGCCTCTTTTTCTCCCAGAAGTTCGTCGATATCTACATCTGCGAATTTTGGAAATCTTGCTATTCTTCTCTCAATCCTCTCTCTCCAAAACTGCATTTCTTCTGCGTTCTCTCTACTCTTTGCCAATTCATATCTTTTCTTACAGGTTTCTAATGTCATTTTTATCCTACTTGTGTATCGGTTATGACGTAGACTGACTTAGGGTCTGTTAGGATACATTCTCCCTCTTCCCAAACTCTAATCTTTCTACCAATACCTGCATCGTTTATGACTGCACTTGTAATTGGAGAAAAAGATTTCCACGTTGCTGACCTTTGAGGTATCATCAATACTGCGTAGTCTGTTGTAAATGTTGTAGATACTACTATCTTAACTCCTAACAACTCCATAACTGTTCCGTCCTTAACTCTATCACTAGAGAACTGTGGGATACTTGAACCCTTAACATTAATTAAAAATGTCAATAAGTTCTTATGGTCTGTTGGGTGAAGTAGCATTACTAAATTCTCTGCGTCATATCTATAAGTTCTGATAGCTGCTTTTGCTGCCATAATGTCAGTTATAGGGTCTCCTGTTGCTGTGTCGTCCCAGCCGTCTTCTGTTGCAGCTCCGGTCTGAACGTTTCCGCCATCTGCAGGAACACTTGTAACTGTATCACTAACAACCGCATAAATTCTACTATCTACTTGGTTTGCTACTGCTTTCACTAAGTCTCTGACGTTTGTAGCTAAGATATCTATATCTGTGTCCTTAATATCTTCTTCAGATATCCAAGGGCTTTCAACGAAATACTTTCTTACATAGCTTGTCTGTCTTGTCCAACTTTGCTCAACAACTACAGGTCTAGCTTTAAATGCTGTGTTAGCTATCTGTGAAGCTGTTATGCCTGTTGTGTCTGTGCTATCTAAGAAGCCTGCTGTCTTTTGATACCATCTTATCTCTCTTGCTGAAGTTGATGCGTTTGTAACGTATCTTTTCATTAAAAGAGTTTCGTCTGCGAAACCTTTAGCCAGCTTATCAATATCTATGCCTCTGATGTCTGCCATAGCGTTTGTGTCTGCCATCTAATTACTCCTCACTAGCTTCAGCTTCTTCAACTTCTTCTGTTTCTTCTTCTTGCTTTTCTTCTTCGTCTGCCATTTTATTTAAAATTATGCTGTAACTCCGCCGTTTTCTGCATTAGGTCTTAATTCCATTAAAAAGGTTTCGTCGTCTGATGCTGCTTCTAGAGCAATTCCTATCTGCTTAGCTCCTGAAAGATTAGCGTCTGCTATGTTAGATGCTACATAGTTATTTGCAGCTCCATCTGTCCCTAATGGGTCTCCAACAGCTACGCTACCTGATGCTGTAACTTTAAATATTCCCCCTCTATATACAGCTATCTTAGTCTTTCCGTCGCTTTCTATCTTTTCTTCTGCTGCTATACCTGCGACTAGGTCATTATCTCCATCGCTTGCTGCAGCTGTCATAGGGTCACTAAGTTTAAGAATTGTTCCTTTCTCAATACCTGTTGAGTTATCACAGGTAAAGTTTATAGGCGGTTCTGTTTCCACAATTAATGTTGCCTCGTTTGTCATAAATCCTAGAAGATTAGCAACTATTTAAACTTTTCGTTTTTTCACTACCTATTAGTGATTAAAGAGCCTCGTGTTCCCAGCCTGCATATTGTCCGCTTTTCTCCTCTAAAATCTTATCTTCTTTAATACCTATAGGTATTATTGCTACGTTGTTATCTACCCATAAGTATCTCTTATCTGAATTAAACTCGGGTGCTCTCTTGTATTTAAAGAATTTCCTTAGAAGTGAGAGTTTAATAGTGCTTAGATAGTTATCTAAACCTTTGTTGTTTGTAAAGTTTAAAGTTGTTAAAACCATATCCATATCTTCTTTAGGAAAGATATATTCGTATATTCCAAGAGGCAACTGTCTTACTGCTCCTTGTATCCATATCACTTGTTTCTTATTATTCTTTTCCATAACAAGCCTATGTTTTTGGCTTTCCATATCTCTAAGAAGTATCTCAACCTCGCTACGTTTTCCATAGGGTATAAAGGCTGCGTGCATCTTACTCTTTCTTTAACTCGCCTGTCATCACTCTCTTTGCATATTCTTGTGGAGTTTCCTCTTTAGGCTCTGTTTCCTGTGGTCTCCCTTGTGTAGTTCCGCCTAGTCTCTCGTATGCTTGTAATTCCCTTGCTTGCTTAATGAGCTGCTCTTGCTTTTCGTTGGCTTTCTCCAGCCTTTCAGCCGCAGAGTTTGCTCTTTCAATAAGGTTAGCTGTTTGAGGCTCGCTCCCCTCATTAGCGTCCCTAGTTGTTGGAGTTGGTTCTTCTTTCTTAACTTCTTGTTGTTTGTTTTCTTGTGTTTGCTCATCTGCCATTTTTTACTTTTTCCCCCTTTCACCTAATCTGAATGGGTTAGGCAATACTAAACCTGCTAATCCACAGATAGCTCCTATCACAGTAGTAAATAGAATTCCATTTACTCCGTGATTTATTGCAAAACATTCTAAGATTACTAATGCTATTATGGCTGTAATTACGGTTATTGTGTGTTTCATTCTGTTTGTGGCTCATTTGCTGCTAGATACATTAACTCCTCAGGAGAATATGCACCCTGTCCTGATATAGCTATATTCTCTATTGCTCTTATTCTTCTTTCTATAGCTACTCTCGCATTTCTTATATTTGTCATATCTGAAATATACTCTTTACTATACCGATAATCTAAATTATAATTTCCTAGTTGTTTAAGAACCCTCTCAGCCTCATCAACTTCTCCAATCTGTATTTCTAATAACTTGATACCCTCGCTAGGGGGAGTTCCATTTCTAACGCTTGCCTCTATTCTCTCTCCACCCTCTACAACTTTACTAATAGCTGTTCTATGGGTATCCATTTCCTTACCTCTAAAGTTAAATATTTCTCTTGCTCCGAAGAAAGCTGTCAAAGCTCCTGTTGCACCTTTCAAGCTAAAAGCTGAGCCTAATATAGATGTGCTTAATGCTGACGAAGATGCTGCTGTGACTATTGCGGGAGAAAGAATTGTTGCAGCGGCAATACCTGCGGCAACATCAAAGGCTAAAACGTTTGCATTAATAGCCTTTCCTAGTTTTGTTTTAGCGAATGCTTCAACATTAAATAAGTCCTTTCCTATAAAAGGGGATACTTTGGCATTAAGTAAATCTAATCCTGTTCTGCTTGCGTCAAATAGAGGTTTAGGTGTTATATCAGGCGGGTTTGTTGTTTGTTCTGTTAATGTCTCTTTTAATGCTCCTGTTCTACTTAAAAGCTCATTTAATCTCGCTTCAGCTTCGGGGTCATAAACATCGGTATTATATCCCCTAATAGTCCCACCACTCTCTAAATGAGCAGCTAGTTGCTCTCCTGCTCTTTTAGAAGTTATACCTGCTGCTGAAGCTAGCTTTTCCCTTTCTTTAATATAGGCTTCTGCTTCTGCTATTCTCTTATTTCTATCGGCATCTGTATTCTTTTTAGATTTAGGTTCGGGTGTTATTGGTCTTTCGGGTTCTTGTTTATTATTTTGTTTATTCTCTCCAACACCTAAGTCATAATAAGCTTTAGGGTCATAAAGCCCTTTCTTCTTTAATCTTTCATTAACTATCTCTTGAAAACTTTTTGCCATTACTCTCTCTCCATATTTATTCCAGCTTCTTTAGGCTGAAAACCCACTTGTCCTGTGTTAGCAGCTTCGTCATTCTGCATATTGTCTTTTAAGGATATAGGTCTATTTAGCATAATTCTCATATTTATTTGGTTCCATATATCTTGTTCTAAAAGCCTTTGTTCTGTTGCATACACTTGCTCAAAGGTTAAATATCCAACTTTAGAGCTTGCTTCTGTGAATTCTTGACTACCGCCTAGTATAATCTTTGGTATTCCGACTGCTTGATAAAAGAAGTTCTCTAAGTATCTTATGAAGTTTGTAGGGTCTGTTATTGATATTGTATTGTCCTTAACTTCTGCAGTTCCCTTAGGTAACACTAAAACCTCGCCTTTCTTAATAGCATCTTGGTATTGTGTTATCATCTCGTCTCTTTTTGTGGTATCGTCTGTATCTATCTCTATAATCCTTACAGGAATGACGTTTCTATGCAATACTTTCCTATAATCCTGCATTACCTCATTTCTTGCATCAATCACCCATTTACAAGCCTCGATTACACTAGTTCCGTGTATCTCATCTGCAAACCTGTCGTTACATAGGTGCAAAACGTCTTTTGTCTCTAGTATTTTCCACTCTTTATTAGAAAGGTGCTGTTCGTATCTCTTTATTATACCATTACTACCCACAACTACCTTCATTCTTTCAGGAGAGATAGGTTTAAGGTTAATTAGCCTGCCATCGCTTTCGTCTCTTATGATTTCGGCGAAGCTATCTCCAATTATCTTCTTTACAACTATCATATTCATAAGAATACTGTCAAAACTGTCCTCTCCCCAGCCTGAGACGTTCTCTAGTATTAACTTATCTCTCTCAGATGCTTCAAAACCCTTTCCAGCAGTCCACATAGCTAACGCATCTACAGCTTTCTTTAATTCAGGAATATTCTTATAATATCCTATATACTCGCTTGCTTTTGGAAACTCGTATGTTGTCTCTTTGTCTCCTGCATCTGCGTAATCAGTTGCTTTAGGTGAGACACTATAATCGCTGACTTCTGTGTCAAGGTCGGTTGTTGTTGTTTTTCCAATATCTAATTCAGGCATTTTATAAATCTAATATAAACGGAATATAAAAAAGTAACTGTTTAGTATAATCATCTTCGGGTAAGCTCCCATAATCTACCACTACATCTACATTCCTATCTTTAGGGTCGTGTCCATATCCTACCCACGTTGAATTAGCAGCGGTTTTCTTTGCCCATATTTCAACTGTAATCCTTAGGGTCTCTCCTTTCTTATAGTGTCTTGCAGTTGATACATCAATCTCCACACACATAGTTTTAGAAGTATTTGCACTAGATTCAAAAGCTAGAGTTTCGCTTTGACCTGATGCAACTTCTGTTTCAGTAGAGCCGTCATAATGTCTTATCTTGATAATTGCATAGACTTCTCCGCTTGTGTTTGCAGAGTTACTATCTCCGCCTGCTATTGTGATATTACATCTCGCTTTTCCTTTAATCCTCTTTGGTAAGTTGAACACTAAGTCGTAGTCGTGGTCTATCACTTTTGTGAATGAGGTTTCGGCTATTGCTATAGTTGTATTGACGGAATTAGAATACACCTCGTTTTGAGTTAAGAAATATGCTTCTGTGCTTTCTTCTTGATGTGAAGCTCCATAGAAAGTGATTATTCCTGTTCCCTCTGCAACATCTGTATAGCTATAACTTGCTATAGCTGCTTCAGTTGGAACAGGGAAACTAATAGGGACGAGTTCTGCCATTATGCTCCTGTGACATAGTCGGTGTGTTTCCTATCCCTCAACAACTTAAGAACCTCTTGCACTCTTGCCCACAATACATTAATCATAGTCAAGGCTTCTTGTCTTGAAGTAAAACCAGACATATCGTAATTTATCATATCAATCGCTACTAAAGACGCAGTTGCTTCTGTAATGAGATGTTTCACATCTGTATTTAGAGAAGCATACTCATCACACCAATTATACCTAGAAGCTGAGTTCACAAAACCCTCTGCCATTAGTAAAGACTGAGTTTTCATAGTATCTGTAAAACTTGCGCTTGCGTTTGCACCTGCTTTTTGATTAATCTCGGCTTCTGTCGCGGTTATTCCTGTGAATCCCATTATACTCTAATAGAACGCACCCATATATTTAAACTTTTGTATTTTACACACCACGCGGCTCTTATCAGCCCCTCGCATATATGAGTATAGTTTCCGAATATCTTGAGTTGTGGGTGTCCCTGTCTGTCTGTCGTATATTCATACTGAACACTCTTTAAGCTTTGAAAAACCTCAGGGTCATCTAGTAGCTGTATCTGTCTTTGTTCCATTAATCTCAATAGGTTATTATATAAGTCTGTTTTCAACAGCTTGAGTTTCCTTATATCATCAGGGTCTAGGCTTCTCTTTGCGTTGTTAATTCCGACAACTTTCCTCTTTGTGCTATCTTCGGTTAAGAGATTATCGAACACTCCAACTCCAATACCCCCATCATCTACGAATATCTTTCTAAAGTCATATATCCTGTTTAGTTGTATGATATGCTCTGATGTTTGAGATAACAGCTTCTTTCTAGTTATCTGATTTTCCACGTGCATAAGCTTCTTCTCTTTAGTCATCTGCAATATCTCAAACGTGCTTTCGTCCTCTCCTAAACGTGCGATATCAACTCCAAGATAATACTCTGCTCTCTTTGATATAATCTCAGGTCTCCTTAAACGCATACATTTCAATATAAGCTCATCAGGAAAGAACTGCATTAAGTCGTCTACAAACTCTCCTAAGTATTCTTGTGCATACTCTTTCTTAGTCATTCTTTGCTTTTCTTGTTCTAAGAAGTGTTTGTCAATTCTCGAACATTCCTCACTAGATATATGAAACTTGCTAAACGTATCATCATTAAAACATCTCGCGAAGTATCCCTCTCGTCCGTGTGGTGTTGATAATAAGATAATGCAAGCTCCTTTCTGAGTTCTCGTTGCTAGCATCGGAGTTACTGCTGTCCACACTTCTTCGGGTATGAAAGCTGCTTCGTCTGCAATCAATAAATCGATAGTATATCCTCTAATCCCATAACCCGATACTCCTGTTGGCAAGCAGTATATTATAGACCCGTTTGTGAGTTCGAGTTTTGTCTTTGTCGGTCTGTGTTTTCCTTGTCTGACTTTCTTCTTAAACCTAAGTTCCATATAAGCCAAGACTTTCTCAAACAGAAGATAAGCCTGTCTCTCAACTGCTGATATTATTAAGACTTTCTTCTTCGGGTTCTTAACTGCGTATTCTGCAGCTTTGATAGATATGATAGTTGATTTGCCGACTTGTCTGCCTGACCTTAAGCAGATGTTACCACTCTTTTCCAATACTCTTTTCTGCCATTCATCTAACTTGAAATTCAGACCTAAATCCGCCATTTAACCATTTCATCTCCTTTAGTAGTTTATGTTTCGCAGGGTCGGTCAAGCTATCGGGTTTCGCTTGTATAAACAATATTTGTCTCGTATCTCTATCTATTGCAATCACGTCTATAGGCGAGTGAGAACCTGCTGTTCTCTGCACTATTTGGAAACCTTGCTTCTTCAGCTCGTCGCATATCTTGTATTCCTTTCTTCGTCCTTTGATATATTGCTTGTTCGGCATAGTGAATAGACGTATTTGGGGTTTATATTTTTTTCTTTTTTTTTTAAAAAAAATATTATGAAATTTTGGGTGGCGGTCGCCCCACGCTCGTAAGATTAAACAACTCAAACGTCGGGGTATGTTGCGTTATTCGGTTAAACGAACAACTATAAGGGGGGGAGTGTCATTATTCACTAGTGAATAGTGGCGCTGTTGTAGTGAGCGAGCAAGAGGGGGATTAAGGGGGTGAATTGCGAGCTCACCTACTTTCACGAAAGAACTAATTTAGTATGCAACCTTAGCTAAGCCTATAGCTTAGCTAAGCAACGTAAATATTTAAATGTTACTGAGTGAAAGTAGTAACCAAGATATATAAAGGGGAAAGCATTAGTATATTAATGGTTATGCTTTAGTCATTAATCGTGTAGCATAATAGATAACAAGCAAGTCCCTGCACAGTGCATAGTTGCGTGGTGTCTGTTGTTCGTGGAGTATGACTCTCCTTTAATAAAAGCGTAGCGTTGAACGACCATAAGACCGTAGTCGTAGGTCTGTCGTTCTATATATATATTATACTATATACGTATACGTTACGTTAGAAAACTAGAGAGACACCACATTAACCAATATACTTACCTTTATCTTTCTTCAACTCTTTTAACTTACAATTACAAATCTTAATCATTTCTTCACCTATTATAATCGCTCTTTTATTATTCTTAATATCCATTTCTTGTGCATCTTTCAATCTTGTCCAAAACGCCTCATCTTCACTCTCAGCAATCTTAACATCTAGCTTCTCTTTCTTCTTCATTTTAGGCATTCCAGCTCCACTCATTTTTTTTTCTCCATATCAAGCTGCCACAATTTAATCAAAATTCCAATCAAGCCTAAAGTCAAAACAACAGAAACCAAGACATCACAACAACTCATTTTGTAATATCATCTCCTTTCACTTTAATGAAATTAGTCTTCTCTAATAAAGTCAATATCTCTATACCTGTCCTCATAGTAGACATATTCCTTAAGGCGAATTCAGCTAATAACTTCTCTTTACTAATAACTCCAGCAGGTCTCTTTTTAAAGAAATCTTCAATTCTATGTGTCAGCCAGCCAACTTTAACTTCTCTACTTACTCTTGTTCCCATTTTAACTTTTCAATTCTGCAAGGATTTGCCTTAAAAGGTCAATAATTGTCTCATCTGAGCCTTTAGGCGCTTCTGCAGGGGCATCTGTCTTAGGGGAGAGCTTCATACTCACCATATTCCAATAGTCACCTTTTTGGGTTCCACTCATCTCAACAAACTGTCCAGCCTTAAAAGCTGTTCCAATTCTATCATCAAAAGTGCTGTATCTATGTCCATCTTCCATTTCGAAGACGTATCTTTTCCACGCTTTCCCTTTAGTTTCGCCTGTTTGTGTTGTGACACTTTTTATTACTCCTGTTTTTATATCCATCTTACATAGCTGACAATAGACCAGCAATAGCGGCTAATAACAAAATCCAAAACCAATCGCTCATTCTATTGTCACTCCGAATTTATCTACCATTTTATTATTTAATTCTTCTAAAGCATCTATATCTAAATCAAGCTTTTTTATCTCCCAATTATAGCCTTTAGTGTTCTTAATCAATTTAATATATGCGACGCTGTGTGTAGCGTTCTCAATTATTTCCTTAAGTTCTTCGTTTTCCATTTTGATTATGATAGAGTGAGGGCGAAAGGAGGTTTGCCAAACTCCCTCACTCACGGTGTTATCTATAATATACAGACACACACCACGTATTTAAACCTTTCGGTTTTGTGTTACTACTTAGAATTAGTGAAAAAATAAGGCGGGGAGAGCCAGGTGTTAGGGTTAAGAATGGAATGGTTACCCTGTCAGTAATGCTCTCCCCTATGAAAAAAAAAGGGCGTATTGCCTTATGTAAATTTACTGACTATAAATGATATGTTAAATCTGCCTCTAATTCTCCATCATCACTCTCAACTTTACAGGTTACGTATACTCTATCGTTGTATTCGTCTCCATCATCTTCTTCAACAGCAACTTTGTAAACTCTATAAATTTTGATATATCTGTCATCTACATTATCAATCCCTAAGTTGAAAACAACATAGTTTCTTTTGTCTACGTATTCTTTTGTTAAAGTTACTTCGTCGTCGTTACCAAATAAGTCCTCAACTTCGTCAAAATCAAACTCGTCATCACATACAGCTATAGCTTCTTTCTTTAAATCTTCTCTTAAAGACAAAAAGGTGTCAGGTGTATCTATTGCTTGAGCTATCTCACTTGCGTTAGGAATTGTAACTCCTGCTAGAACAGCGTTAGCTACATCTTGAGCTGTTGGCACTGTCACCTCAGGTATTTGAGAACCTAAATAAACTATCCCCAGAAGAATTACTATGGCGCATATAATTACTGTCACAATAATTGAGCCGTTTTTAGCTTGCATTTTAATACCTCTCTATATTTAGTTAATATTATAGAGTATTCAGAAGTATTTAAGTGTTTCTATTATGAAACGTCCGTGATTATCCCATTTGATACTGTGACTGTGTCTCCGTCCCCATTTGTGAATGTTCCGCTCCAGCCATTTCCAGCTGTTATTGTTGCTCCTGAAATATCTCCTGTAGAGCTTACATCATCTCCAAAACGCACGAGACCTGCATTTGTATAAATTGCGTAGTTTGTTGCAGCCTCGTCCATATCCTCTACATAAACCCCGTAAGCATTTGTGAATGTTGTTCCCGCTCCCTTTACAAAACCACTGACATAATATCCATAACCATTATCTAATTCTGATGTTCCTGCTGTTGTTAGTTTTGCATTATAACATTTAACTAGTCCAGTGTAATGAACAGAGCCCAACATTTGATGTTGTGCTGAATTAACGCCCGTAAAATTACCTGAGAATGTTCCTGATGAACCGGCGGGCGACCTTATAGCATAGTTAGCTGCTGTCCAATTTCCTGTTGCTCCACCTGTGCCTTTATAATAACAAAAAGCATTAAATCCGAATGTGTTTCTTGTACTTTGTGTTGCTCCGCCGTCGTATACATTCTCAAAATACGCAGCTCTGCTTGTTCCCCCATTATTATTTTCCCAATATTTGCTTACTACTACTAAATCATTAGTGCTAAGAGTTCCTATTTCTGTTGCTATTCTACCAAAATGGCTTGCTGTTCCCGGTGTATCTCCTACTCCAATAGAAGTTCCAACTGTTAATTTATCATTTATCACTGCGTCATCTGTAGAATAAAGATGTTCTGCTTGCACTGTGCCTGTTGTTGTTATATCTCCTGCTTGAAAGTCAAAATCACCAGTAGCGTCTATTGTAAGACGAGTGTTTGTTCCCCCATCTGTATTTCTTATATAAATAGTATCATCATAATCCCAATAATGGTTTCCTGTCCCCCCCAAATTTGTATATATTCCATTTGTAGCTGTTCCCATATTTACAGAGGCAAAATCAAATGTTACCGTGCTTCCTGTATTTCCATTATAACCTGAAAATTCTAAGGGTTTATTGGCTGTAAAATCATAATTCCCAGACTGAATATAATTTGCATTACCAAGACTATCTGCAATAATTCTAAAAGCAATATTTCCTTTCTGTGATTTAAACCACATATAAGAATAACCATCATCAACAGTAGCATTTGTATTATCTACTGTTAAAATTGTGCTTGTTGTGGGATTATTTACAGTAAGTTCTCCTGCTGTTATATCCCCTGTTGCATTAATATTACTGCCGCTAATCGTCTGTGTCGCTATGTGATTTCCTAAATTGTCTCCTGTTCCTGTTAAATTTGTGCCGTCTCCGTAGAAAATACCTGTAATTCTTGAGCCGCTCAGTTCTCTCGTAGATACTGCTTGCGTCTTTATATGAGGGTCTATGTTCTCTCTTGGATTATCGTATCCAGCTTGCCCTTGTTTCGCAGCTTTCGCTCGCCCTGTTCTACTTGAGAAAATCTTATTTAATTTAGGCATTTTAACCTGTAAGTATTTCGGTTCTAGTTCTAGTATCTGCTACTTCGTATACTGCATAAATAGCCTGGATAACTTCGTCTGTGCTACCCCCTGATACGAAAGGGTCTGTCAATTCTGTTTGTGCTGATTTATAAGCCCTTAAATCTCCCACAGAAGAGGCAGTATCTATATGAGTAGTCGATTCAGTATCATCTATCTGCACAGCTATCCAGTAATCAGTGCCCGCAGTTATAGATATATCTACGCTCGCACTTTTCCAGCCTGCGCCTACTCCTTTTGCGTTTGTCTGAGAAAGAGAACCAACAGCGTCGCCAGGATAATCAGTAGTTTCTTCATAAATTCCGACCTCGAAATTAGCTTCTTGTGTGGCGTTAGTGCAATACCAACCTATTTTTGTAACTCTAACCGCTCCCGCAGGAGCTGTATCTCTCATAGCCCAAGCGTAATTATCGCAGCCCGTCGTCCCTGCTCCCTCAGGGTCTGCTGTTGGGGCGCTTGTTACAAACCCGCAGTTTGTTCCGTTAACTAATCCCATAGAAAAACTAAGAAATCACTATTTAAGTATTTTTCTAATCCCCCGTATTACTTCCTGATAACTCTCTCCACGCTGACCCATCATACCATCGTATAACTGCGCCGCTTATACCTATAGTGCCAGCTGTTACGCCTGTCTCATTTCCGTCTATGTTAGGTAATATAAAATATTTTGGAGCTAGAACTGGTGTATCTGCGTTAGACATTTAAGCTTCCCTCGCTACTTTTAATACTTGAACTTGTCCCTGTCCTGTTGATAATAAGTATAAGAAGTCTGTAGCTGCTGCTAAATTGATAGCGTCTATCTGTGCCTTTAGAGCTGCGCCACTAAGAGTAATATCATATACGCCATAATTAGTAGCGGTTAGGTCTCCAGAACCCATATTATTTCCTCTTTTTAGATTTAGTTTCGTCTTTATCAGATAGCTCTGCGTCTATCTCTTCTTTAAATTCTTCGTAGTGCTGAGCGTAATAAGGGCTTTTTCCCTCTGCATATAGCTTACCTAGTCTTTTTCTTGTTTCTTTCATTTTAAGCCTCTGTATTATCTATAAGGCATACTGCCTCTGGATTCTTTAATTGACATGTGCCTACTTCCCATGCTCTGATAGTGTAGCCTATTCCTGCGTCTTCAATAGTTTTAACGCTTAAAGGTGCTGCTGTCTTCCATGTAGCTGCCTCTTGTCCTACTACTACTGCTGCAAAATCAGTTGTAACTGAATTACTAACTAGAACTTTTAATCCTAGTAAGAATCCTACTCTTCCGTTCCTAGTTACATCATCAGTATAGAACTGACCTGCGTTCCTTACATTAGCATTACCTAATAAGTTAGCGAAGTCTTTAGGGTTTAATAGTAAGTATCCGTTTTTATCTGGGTTATAGTTATCTTCTGCTATCTCTTTCTTAGCGTTTAATATATCTTGTATAGGGTCTCTGTTAGCAATTGTAGCGCTATCCCACTCACTACCTGCTGTAATACTTACAGAGTTAATAGTGGTAGCTGACTGGTCTTCTGTAATAGTGTCCCATATCTCCTCATCTACTGATTTAGTTACTGCCCTAGCTATCCTTAAAAGAGACCTTGCAATAACGTCTACGTCGTCGGTTTTAGCGTCTTCCCAAGAAATCCGTGTCTCCATACCATGTTTAAGGTGTCGTGAGCTTGCTTCTGTCCATGTGACCTCTCCATAAGGAAAATTAGCTAGTCTCGGAATACCTTTAACTTCTGACCCTGTTCCGCCAGTTAAGTCCGCTGCTGTCTCTTTGAAGTAAGTCTCTTTCCAAGAACTTGATGATTGAACTAGACATAGCTGTTTCATTACATACTCTTGTAATGCGAATCCTGTCACTGCTTTAGTAACGTTCTCTGCTCTTAATTGAACTTGTCCTGCTGCTTCAGCCATTTTAATATATTCCTACTGCTACATTTATTGTTTCTGGTGTTCCTGCTGCTGAGGTCTCTAATGCTTTTCCTATTAAACAGCCCCCTGATATGCTTGCGTCTGTTGCTTGATTAACTAAGTTACTTCCTGACATTCCTACGAACATTCCTGCTGTAATAGTAGCGTCTGTATATAAATCAAAAATTCCTTTTGTATAAGCTGTAATTTCGGTAGAGCTATCACTTCCGTCTTTATCGTGAGCTGCAATTCCTGCAAAAGTATCTGTCGGTGTAGTTCCTACTGCTACTACCCTAGCGTCTGATAGCTTTAAAATTGTTCCTTTAGAAATACTTGTATCGCTTGGGCATGTGAATCTAACTGGGCAACCCTTAGGTTCTCCCAATAATTCTACGATTACTGCTTCGTTTGACATGTCATTGTGTAAGGGTAGTAACTATTTAAACTTTTCGGTTTTATAGGTTTTTCTCATTTCCTTTACAAAGGGGTTAAATATGTTGCCTATCTCTGTCTCAGTCTCTATTAGCTTATATTTATACCATAGCATACCCACTACATAGCATACTAAACCATACACTAAACCTATTATTATTGTAGTTTTTACGTCTCTACTAGCTAAACCGAAGAAAGCTATTAAATACTTAATGTAGTTTAATAGCGACCAGCCTTTATCAAAATAAGTTTTGTGTAATAATAGCTTAAAGCATTTCAACGCCATTCTGTTTGTAATCTTCTTTATAACCTATGCCTGTTCTCTCTACTCCTGCGTCGTCGACAGGTAGAACTTTTGCAGCGTCGTATTCATAAGGCGGTAACTTCTTAACGCCTAAGACTTTTCTTATCATAGTTATAAACTTACCATGTCTCTTATGCTGTGGCTTAGCTCCCCATTCTCTAAATAGAGTATTCTGCATAATCTCTAAATGTTCCTCTGGGAATACTACTTCCCAAAGCTGAATAGGTCTGACTGCTGTCTGCACTAATCCTTTTTGGTCTTTTCCCTCTACTGATGATTTAGCCATCGTATAAGGCAAATACTTAGCTGATAGCTCATTTATGAACTTATCTACTTTGTGCTTAATCCCTCTTGTTATCATAAAGATGTGCATTTTATTGATATCCTAATCTTATGTCGTTTAAAAAACTATTGGCTAAATCTCCTAAGTCTACATACTGGTTTACTAACTTAAATAAATGAGTTAAGCAAGCACTAAAACCAATAGTATAACCAGCTACGAATCCAACAGCTAAACAGACCACAATAATAAGAGCTATCTTACTTCGTGTTATTTTCATCATCTCTTAATGGGTTAAGTCCCTCTGTTAAAATTCTGTTAGCGTATTCTTCTGGTGTCTCTTCTTTCTCTTGTGGCGGTCTTATTCCTGCGACACTCTGTCCGCCTAGTTTCTGAAATGCTTGTAATTCCTCTAATTTCTTATTCTGCTTAGCTAGCTCTGCGTTAGCTTTCTCTAATCTCTCTACCACTTTTGTAGTTTTCTCTAGTAAAGTCTGAGGGGCAGCTTCTTCAGCTGCACCCTCTTCTTCTTCCTTAGCCTCTTCTTCTTCTGTTTCTTGTTCTTCATTTGACATTTTATATATACCCCCTTTCAATTATTTGAGTTTGATAGGCGACGGAATTACATAACCTGCTAGTCCTGCAATTAAAGCGATTACCATAGTGAATGTAGTTCCGTTTATGCCTTTGCATAAAGCTAAACACTCTAAAATAACTAAGCTAATCATAGCCGCTATTATTACTTTTGTATTTACATCTGGTTTCATTATGATGCCCTCATAGCTAGAAGCTCTCTATATATGGCTTCGTCGCTAGGTATTGCTCTGCCTGTTCCTGTAACTTCTGCTGTTAATCCATAAGTAGAGGCTCTTCTATATCTAGCTACTTTCTCCCTAGACTCTAATATAGCCTCTTGCAAAGTGTTAATTTCATCTGTATTAGCTCTTAAAATAGGAGAAGAGTTTATTAAAAGTTTTAATCTTCCCTCTAACTCTGCTAGGTTCTCTTCCATTTGTCTAGCTCTGTCTAGTCCATAGTCTGGGTCTTCTAACCCGTTCCTAACTTTCTCTTGACCTGTCGAAGCTGCTTCTTTGATTTTGTTTATTTCATTTAAAACGTTTTTAGCATTAGCGTTCGGAGTCTCTATCACTCCCCTAGCATACTTGCTAACTAAAGACCCTATAATAGGTATAGACTCTACAAAGCTTCCGAAAGACTCTGCGGCAGTTAGACCCTCTTGATATCTCTTTTCTCTTATTCTTTGTAATGCTATCTCTCTCACGCTTCCAGCAGTAATAGGGATTTCCTCGTCGTCTTTTGCCCCTCTAAATCCTAAAAAATTACCCTCTATTAAAGCACTATGCAAAGCGCCTAACGTAGACCCTAAAATAGGTATGTCAGTAGTAGAGGGTTGCAGACTAACTTCTTTAGGAGTAACTTGTTCAAAAGCACCCGCTTGTTCTAGTATTGGTGCTACTGGCTGCGCTGTATCTGGTAAGGATACTACCGCCCCTGCTTGCTGAGCTGTCTCTCCTGACACTGCTGCCCTAACAGCTTCCCCTTTAGAAAGTCCTTTACTTCTAGCTTTCTCTCTAGCTCTTATAAAAGCCTGTCCCTCTTCTCTTTGCTTTTTTCTTTTATCTGCTAGCGCTTTCGGAGTCTTGCTCTCATCGATAGACATAGGTAGCTCTTCTTTAGGTAAGTTAAACTTCTTCTCTATATCTTCTCGTCTTCTTCTTTCCTCTTCTGTTTCAAATTTCTTAGCCATTATTCCCTCTCCAGATTAACGTTAGCTTCTTTAGGCTGAAAGCCTACCTGTCCTGTATTAGCTGCTTCGTCGTTCTGCATATTATCTTTAAGTGATACTGGTCTTTCAAATTGTAAGTCTATTCCTAACTGGTTCCAGATATCGCCCTCTGCGTATCTCTGCTCAGTTATATAAACCTGTTCAAATGTTAAATATCCTATCTTGCTACTAGCTTCTGTAAACTCCTCACTTCCGCCTAGTATAATCTTAGGTATTCCGACAGCTTGATAAAAGAAGTTCTCTAAGTATCTAATCCAGTTAGTAGGGTCTTGTATGGTTATAGTGTTGTCCTTAACTTCTGCTGTTCCCTTAGGTAAAACTAAAACTTCTCCTTTCTTTATAGCGTCTTCATATTCTCTAATCATCACGTCTCTTTTAGTAGTGTCGTCTGTATCTATCTCTATAATTCTCACAGGTATAACGTTCCTATGTAACACTTTCCTATAATCTGTTAAAGCCTCGTTTCTAGCGTCTATAACCCACTTGCACGCGTCTATAACTGATGTGCCGTGTATCTCATCTGCAAAACGTTCATTACTAAAATGTAATATATCTTCTGGTTTAAACTTCTTCCAGCTGCCGTCTATACCTCTCTGTTCATATCTCTTTACAAGACCATTACTCCCCACTACTATCCTCATACGCTCTGGAGATATAGGCTTAATATTAATTAGAGTTCCTGTTTCTTGATTACGTATAATCTCAGCGAAAGAGTCTCCCACTATCTTCTTAACTACTATCATATTCCTAATAATACTATCGAACGTGTCTTCTCCCCAGCCTTTAAGTCCGTCTAAAATTACTAGGCTTTTATTGTTTGTAGTATAGCCCTTACCCACGCTCCACATAGCTAAGGCGTCGACAGCTTTCTTTAACTCTGGAATACTCTTATAATATCCTATATACTCAGTAGCCTTAGGAAAGCTATATGTAGTTTCATCTACTCCTGAATCAGCGTAATCAGTAGCCTGACTATCTACGCTATAATCACTTAGATTATTAGCTAAGTTCGTTACGTCTGTTTTTCCTATATCTAACTCTACCATTTTACAAATCTAAAACATAAGGTATATGCGCTTCAAATAATGCAGTATTCGGCGCTGTCCCGCTTCCGCTTCCAGGCAAATCCGTTACCCTATCTTTAGGGTCATGTGCAAATACTATCTGCCCGTTTGAGTCTGAACTCTTACCCCATAGCTCAATAGTTATCCTTAATGTATCTCCTTTTTTAAAATGTTGCAAAGTGCTAATATTTACTTCTACATTTAAAGTCTTATATTCTCTAGCTGTGGAAGTAGTTCCGTCTACATTCTCACTTTGAGCGTCAGCTATTTCAGTCTCAGTAGTTCCGTCCCACTTTCTAACTTTTACAATAGTATAACTCTCAGTTCTTCTATTTCCAGCAGTAGAACCAGCGCCGATAGTGTAAGTAAATCTAGCTTTTCCTTTAATCCTTTTAGGAGTATTAAACTCTACATCGAAATCATAGTCTCCCTCTTTCTCATATCCTGTCTTATCGCACGTTACAGCTGTATAAATATCATTAGAATATAAAGCAGTCTTAGTTAAAGCGTAACCATCAGCAGCGTCAGAATGATGATTAAAGCCATAATACACTACTATACCTGTTCCATCGTCCACGTCAGTATAGTTATAACTAGCAACCGCCCCCTCTGCACTCTTTCTAAATAAAGCTGGTATCCTCTCCGCCATTATGCACCTGAAATAAAGTCAGTCCTCTTCTTATCTCTTAATAATTTAATTAACTCATTAACCTTAGCCCAATTCACATCTAGCATAGTCTGCGCCTCAGTCCTAGAAGTGAATCCGCTCATATCGTAATTAATAACTCCTAACGCAGCATAGCAAGCAGCGCAGTCCTGCAATATCCTCTTAACTTCACTATTTAAAGTAGAATAAGTAGACTGGAAATCTACACGAGTAGCGCTATCAATATAAGCGCAAGCCTCACTAATATAAGTTATGTAAGCAGCTGAACTTATACTCGGCGCATTAGCACCTGCTTTTAATCTAACTTGTTCTTCATTACAAAATAAGTCAGCAGTCATACTTTAATAGACTTAACCCATATATTTAAACCTTTGTATTTCACACACCACGCAGCCCTTATAAGCCCCTCAGCAATATGAGTATAGTTCCCGAATATCTTTAGCTGTGGCTGTCCCTGTCTCTCTGTTGTCGTATACTCATATTGCACACTCTTTAAGCTCTGAAATACCTCTGAATCGTCTAATAAGTCTATTTTGCTGTTTTCCATTAATCTTAACAGATTATTATACAAATCTTCTTTTAATAACTTCTTTTTCCTAGTTTTATCGTAATCTAACACTCTAGTAGCGTTATTAATAGGAATTACCTTTCTTTTCGTGCTTTCTTCTTCTAATAAATGGTCAAATACGCCTATACCTATTCCGCCATCATCTATGAATATCTTTTCAAAGTTATATATCTTATTTAAGTCTATAACATGCTTTGTGCTTTGAGATAATAGAGTCCTCTTAGTAACTTGGTTCTCTATATGTATAAGTTGCTCTCCTTTTAGTTCTATGATTTCAAAAGTAGACTCGTCTCTTCCCATTCTAGCTAAATCCACGCCTAAGAAATATCTATTCCTTTTATCTATAATATGCTCTCTTTTTCTCCTCATACACTCTATTATAAGGTTATCTGGGAAAAACTGCTGTAAATCGTCCATAAACATACCTAAATACTCTTGAGCATACCTAACTTTAGACATATCCTCTTTTTCCTGCTTTAAGAACTCTATTGCAGCCTCTCTCTGCTCTTTAGTCCAACTTGAAGATAAAGGTCTATTCTTTATCACTTCTTCGCTTGAAATATGGAAAACCTTGAACCTTTTACCCTTATTTAAGTAGCAGTCGTAGAAATATCCCTGTCTACCGAACGGAGTAGAACATATCCATATCTGCCCAGCTGTTGTTAACAAGGTAGGCTTAGCTGCTGTCCATACTGACTCAGGCATTCTCGCTGCCTCATCTACTATTAAGACATCTCCAGTAAACCCTCTTACACTATTTCCAGTAATACCGACTGCTCTACTTCTTACCTCACTTCCATTCCTTAACTGAATTCTAGACTTAGTAGGTGCTTTTCTTCCTTTTCTTATCAACTTCAAAGCATTTTCTTCAATATACTTCAAAATCATCATTATTATTAACTGAGCTTGGTCTTCTGTAAGAGATACTACTATGATTTTGCAATTATTCTCATTTATTAGCTTTTTAGCTGCTTTCATAGAGAATATAGTAGTTTTACCTACTTGTCTGCCTGTGCAAAGGAGTATATTACCATTATGAGCTAATATCTCTTTCTGATACTCATCTAACTTTAAATTCAACTTCAAATACTCCGTTTAACTCTTCGTATTGCTCTAGAAGTCTCTCTTTCGCACTATCTGCGAAGTTATCGCTTTTACATTGAACTAAACTAATCTTATTATTCTCACTATCAATAATAACAACATCAACAGGGCTATGTGAGCCAGCGCTTCTAAACGCTATATTGCCTTTTTGTCTAGCTTCATTTACTAGCTTTCTTTCCTTTCGATACCCCTTTAGGTAGTTCTTGTTCGGCAAGCTTACTCTCCACGTATTTCAATAATACTTCATTTAGTTCTTTTGTAATCTCTGCGTCTCTTAAAACGTTCTCTATTCCCTCTTTAGCTTTTAGGTATTCATCTATTTCCATAATTATCCATATTTCTGTTATTTATATATTTTTCTAATTTTTTAAAATTTTTAAATTGCGAAAGTCGAGGGCGGTCGCCCCACACGCGTAGTGTTAAACTGCTGAACGTCGGGGGGGTTAGTTTTCTCCAAAATGCCTATATATAGTGATTTATTCGGTGTAGCGAATAAATCCTATTTGTTACTACTAGATACCAGTGAATAACGTAGTCGGGGGGGTTAATTAAAGAAAAAATGCGTATAGAATCCACTTTAACGAGATACGGGTATGCGTATGCGCCCTCTTAGAATTCGCTATACGAATTCTAAGTTAACTAGCTATATAAATATTGTCATTGAGTTAAAGTGGTAATAAAGATATATAAAGAGCAAATAACTAGTATATTTAGTGATACAGGTTCCATAACTATGGTATAGGCAAGAGTGTTGTCTGTCTATATATCCAATAGTAGTATGTCTCTACTTAAAAAAAAGCAAGCGATGGATTAGCCTCTTAATCTAGTAGGGGGTATGCTAATCATCTTACTTGCTAACTAATTACGTAACGTTACGTATACTCTAAAATACAGAGACCGCACGTTCCATAGGAAATAGAGGTGTCACTTAGTTATCTCATCTCCAGAAATCTTAATAACA